ATTACTGTAGTCATTTTATATTCATTTAATTCAGCAGTCAAATCCTTTATCTTCTTTAATAGTTCATTGATTAGACATACCTTGTCTTCCATTTGTTTCCCTAAGTTAGCCATTTGCTTTTCATAATTAGACTTTATTTCTTCAACACTATTATTTGTATTTGTATGTTGTTTTTGATTTAAAAAAATACGCTTTTGAGCTTCTAGCATCTTATTATGGTCTTCTAGTCGCCTATTGCGTTCAGCTTCCATATGTCTCATTTGTTCCATTAATTTTGGCTTATGCTCAGGCTTACCTGGCTCATAATTTGTCAACAGATTATTCATATCTACCATATAAAACTGTTTTAATTCAGGGTCCTCAATAAAATCGTCTACTGTATACCTAGACAATTTGGTTCGTGTTGATTCCATATTATCCAATAGTTTTTCCTTATTTAATGAATTATGTTTATGAGAGAACACCATTATAGATTTGAGAGTGTCCAATTGTTTCAACGGAATTGTATAGTTTTTTAGAAAATGGCGCTCTTCTGCTAATGCATTATCCTCGTTGTAACTTGTCTGCAATAACAGTTCCTTTCTGAAGGCGAATGTGGCTGCGGTTGCATGGTATTCCTTATACGGACCACATTGATATACCGCATTTTTAGAATCAAAATATATATGCATTTCACTGCTACCGGCAATAAGAAATTCTGGATTCTGCAGTAATGTTTCAACTGAATGGGATACACGGTCTTTCGGATAATAATCGTCGTCGTCCATATATAGAATAATATCGCCTGCACATTTACTGTGCATTAAGTTTCGTTTCTTACCTAGTAACATTTTTTCTGAATAATAAAAATATTTGACATTATCAATGGCTTCTACAAGGTCGCCAATAGGGTCAGTTCCGTCGTCAATAATAATCCATTCAATGCGGGATTTTGGATAAGTTTGTGCAGCAATACATTTTATTAGAAATGGAATGAATGGGCGACGATTGAATGTCGGGGTACAAATGCTTACTAAAGGGAGCTTATTGAATGAAATGTCTAATTCATCTTTGTCTTTGTCTTTGTCGTTGTCTTGTCCCGATTCATTCTGTCCCAACATATTTTTATTCTTGCTCTTGTTTTTATTCTTCTTTTTATTATTTTTTGGCATTATATAATAATTTATATACAGAATTATTATTTAAATAGTTTTTATACTAGTCTAATATTAAAACGTCTTCTTTTTAAGGTTTTATTTGAATTTTTGGAACCTCCTTTCAAATTTGTATTCTTTAGTGTTCTACTAGCATTTCGTTGATTTATTGCTTTGGTATAACTAGGCGTTTCTTCAAAATCGTCTTCATCATCTGAATCTGATTCGTCGTTCTTTGATTCCTCAGGAATTGATTCATCGTTCTTTGATTCCTCAGGAATTGATTCATCATTCTTTGATTCTTCAGGAATTGATTTATCGGTATTTGATTTTATCGCTGGTTTTAAAAGAGATATTATTTGTTCTCTCATTGGCGCATCTGCAATTTTAGTAGCAGCAACAGCAGCAGCATTAATAGTTTCCCTGCTTAAATTTGGAGATTTCAGCAGAGTAGCAACTGTTCTTGGGTATGTATTTGTAACTGCAAATTCTAATGGAGTTAATCCATCTTTGTCTTTATAATTCATGTCATAATCACTTTGCATATATGTATTTAACATTGATTCATTATTATATTTTATTGCATCATCCATCATTTCAGAAGCAACTAATTGAGTTTCCTTTACTGGTGTATTAAGTATACGGTTATCTGCTTCTTCTGTTAATGCTGGTTCTTCTGTTAATGCTGGTTCTTCTGTTAATGCTGGTTCTTCTGTTAATGCTGGTTCTTCTGTTAATTTTGGTTCTTCTGTTAATTCTGGTTCTTCTGTTAATGCTGCTAATTCTGCTTCTTCTTCTGGTGTTGCTGGTCCTGTTAGTAAATTGTTTGATGTGGTTTCAATATTAGAATCCGTTTGTTGGATTGGTTTCATATCTTGAGGAGAAGTAGCTTCTCTTTTTTCAATAAAATCTGCTACTTTTTTAGTAGTAATATTATTATTTATAGGTTTGTTTCCAGAAGTAATATCTGTAGTATTTATTTTATCTAATATGGATTTCTGTCTTTCTGCCGCAAGTTGTCTGTCTAATTCTGTAACCTTCTTCCTGAACAAAGGATTCTCTGTTGATTTAACAACTGTATCCGTGTTTTGATATATTTTATCTAAGTCAATATCACTTTTTTCTTCAGCTTCTAGACCTGTTTCTAATCCTTCTTTTCCTACTATTTTATCTGTTGATGCTAATCCTTTTGCATCTGCGCCTAATTTATATAATGCTAATTTTTCATCTACTTTTTTGTTTATATCAGCTTCTAATCTTGCTGCTTCTAATTTTTCATCTACTTTTTTGTTTATATCAGCGTCTAATTTATCTGTTTCTAATTTATCTGCTTCTAATTTATCTGCTTCTAATTTATCTGCTGCCAATTTATCTGCTTCTAATTTATCTGCTGCTAATCTTGTTTCTGCTTCTAATCTTTCTACTTCCAATCTTGCTGCTTCCATTTTTTCTGCTTCTAATCTTTCCGCTTCTAATCTATCTTTTGTAGCAGCTATTTCTGTTTCAACTGCTGTAATCAAATTAGCATATTCATCTATGTCGGTTTGAAACAGGTCAATCTTATCTTTATTGGTTAATTTTGACACTCTAATTAATCGTAGTTTAATGTCTTTCTTCTCCTTTTTTAATTTATCAACTAAAGTAACTAAATTAGGATCTTTGACGGATAAGCTGTTAAACTGTTTTATTACTGCATCTGTTTTAGAATTTAATCCATCTTTTGAATTATTCAATATTGCATCATATGCATCAATTTCTGCTTGAAACATACATTCTTCTTTTTCTTGTGATTTTTCTTCCGGATCTTCTACCAATCCTTCGTCATTTGCTGTCTTTAGAATCATTGTATTGTCATCTGGCTCCGTAACTGCAAAAATATCACAAAACACTATAGCTAATATAATTGCAATAATAACTGCACCAAAATACTGTTCACCTAACCATGTATTCGCGCAAGTAAACAGATTCAATATAGATAAAAACAACAAAAATGTTCTTTTATAAGCAAACGTATCTTTAATAAATGACAATAACGATTTCTTATCTGTTGGTTTAGATGATTCATCAAGTGGCTCTTTATTTGTACCTAATGTATATTTTGCCATCAATGTTTTAATAATTGGCATAACTGTCAAATAAAACGGAAAAATAATGAACATTGATATAAATAAAAGAATAAATGAACCAGGTACTAGTAAAAAAAGGAAACTAAACCATTTCCATAACACTTGCCTTATTTCTACGCTGTTTTCGCCTTGCCAACTAAACGGCGTTCCATCTATTTCCCAATCTTCGCCATATTTCTCTTTAAAAGTTTGATAACTAAACCACCCACCAAAAATATTATTTTGAAATAAATTTGTAAAGTGATACATAACACTTTGAATAAAATTAAATATCCAAAAAAATGGTAATAAAAAGAAACCAAAGAATCCAAAAAACACTATGAACAATGTTTCATTCCAACTTCCAAATAGCGAAAATGTGCTCTGAATTGCTCCAAAACTGGTTGCAGATGTATCATTCATAACAGATGAAGTAAATTTAGTTAATCCACTGGCTCCAATTGCATTTGATGCATTGCGTAAACTTTTTATCCAACTATCCTTAAATGATTTAATTGTATCTTCTTTGTTAAATTGTGCATTTTGTTCCCAGCTCTTTGTTGAATCGTCCCATATTTGCCATAATGCTAAGCCTTTGAGTCCAAGTTCACGTACTTTATTCATTGGTACATCTATTGTATCCTGATTAACATTTGGCGAACAAGTATAAGGTTCAAACCTAACGTCAGTCGGCAGAACATTAGCCATTGCTACTTTAGTCATATAGAGGCCAATTGCACCAAATATTACAAATACAACTACTCCCAAAGTACCTATTCCATAATTTTTAATAAACCCGCCAATATTAGGGTCTTTTGCAGAATTGTTCTTTTTCTTTTTAATAGCTTCATCATTTGTATCTGTATTTGACATTATTTATAATAAATATATATTAAATTTTGTAGATAATTTAATATAAGACAATTAACGATTGACTAATCTCTAAAATACTATTTATAATATTTTATATTTAATATAATATTATAATAAATGAGTGTATTAAATAAATATAAATACATTATTTTATCAATAATAGTAATAATATTTTTCTTTGGATTATTGTTTGGGTTTGGATTTAAAGAAGGATTTGAACCAAATAAATATGACCCGAATACTTTTACTAATACTAATACTAATACAAATGCACAATTAGTAAATAAATACAGTCATTCTGTTAATTTACCTTTAACAGATCCAAAAAGTTGTCAAAATGCATGTTATAATGCCAAATGTTCTAAAACTGGCGAACAATGCTCCACTGATGTAGATTGTTATCAATATGGATGCGAATCTCTCTTAAAAACAGTATACGATAAGCTTCTTTTAGAAGAATCTTTACCAAAAGACAAGCAGAATTATGTACCAATAGGGGTAGAAGAAACAGGCAGATTGATTTATAATCAGAATCCACAGCATTCTGCGTTAACATATGATATTGGAACAACAGCTACTATAATAGATAAAGATGCACAAGTGCCTAGACCTTATAGAGGAGTCAAAATATGGGAGCCAGTCTATAATGCAAAAGCAAGATTAATTGACGACGAATTGGCTTACCAATATGCAGCCGAACCTGAACAATATAGATCAACTCCTGTGTATAAACCGACACTAACTGCCACTGGACTGTTCTATGATATTGGACCTACGGCGGCAAACGCGTCTTTAAATTAGCAATTATAATATATATATTTTAACTTAAAGAGACAATTATAATATATATTTTTTTAACTTAAAGAAAATATAAATTGTTGAACATTTTTCACAAAGTTATGAAACAAAAGGATGGTTTGGAACAACCTTTTCAAAGGTTGTCTAGGTTGCATACATTAGTCCCACATTGCCTCCAACAAAGTTCACAATATTAATGCGCTCTTCAAACAATGTTAGATTGAAATTGTAGTCATATATGCGCCATGTAGGTTTATTTACGCCAATTATTTGTCCCGTTTGAGGGTCACAAATGCTGAGACTTTGCGCTAAAGGGTCTAGAGGCGGAATAATCGTATTGAATTCTAATTCTACTTGACTGAAACGATTCATATTTATTGCCCCTGATGGCTGTAAATCTGAATTATTAGAATTAAGTCCAAAATTGTAACAATATATTCCAGGAGGTGCATTACCGCTCGTCCTTGTATATTTTTCAATATAATTATATATACCAGCAGGCTGTGTATTTTCTCTATAAGACCCATCCAGCAAAATACCCATTTGAACCAATATCAACTTGTCATTTTCCGGCGAATAATTTGATGTAATTAGCAGACCAGTTAGAGTACCATTAGTATTAACACCTGGTCCAATATAAACTGGAATTAAAGCGCCTGTAGAATCCGTTCTGTAAATAAGATAATCACCAGCTGCCGGAGCTTGGACTACATCTAGTGGCATATAATTATAAGGCCAATTTGTGTAATTAGACCACTCATTTCTTAAATTAATATCACTTCTTTGAAAATAGAACATCCAATTAGATACCATTCCTAGCGAATCCAATGACACTTTATTTGCACCAGTCACATTGAAAAACTGTTGCTCATGAACTTGTTTAATCAAATATTTCTGCTCTTCTAAAGCAAATAGCCGCGTTTCCTCATTTGATAAAAAGCAATATGTACAATTTAAATGAACATCTGCATTCCATAATGTTCTAGTATCAGTATATGATGTAATACTAATGTCAATATCAGGTGGTGGTTGTAAGAAGCGATAAAACTGCATATACCATGAATTAAAGTTGGGAGCTATATATGGATAATTATAAAAAGAATCAAATACATCACGTATCTGAAATAATTCATTTATTGGGCGGATTGTTACGACAATATGCAGCTCATTATATTGCAGTGCTGTCAATGGAAATGCCATTTGCGATTTGAGTCCAAACCAATTATTTAATGGAATATATAAGATACGTCCGCGAATAGACGGTTCAGGGCCTGCTAAATCAGGTGTATAAAATGCATTTGGATATGAATTGACACGTGATCCGGCATTACCAGGGTCATTTATTTCGGCAGTATTTCCAGACATAGTATCAAACAATTCTTTTTTGACACCAGTAAAATCTCGCTGAACTGCTGACAATAAATAGTCACCTGAGTATTCTTGTAGCGTATAGTTACCGCAAGTAATGCTAATTTTTGAAATCATTTTGGCTCCTAAATTCTCAATCCATTTGAATTCATATGGAGCCCATTGCTGGTTCGTAGAATCTGGTTGAGGCGGCAAAATCGGACTCCAGATGCTAGGTAATACAACGGACATATAACAATCCATAAGTAGGTCGGCATATCTAGGTATTTTAAAGGTGAATGTTGATTCTTCTTGTAGGCGCAATGTTTTAGAACCTTCAAAATCAACGCGAAATTTTTGCAGACCAAAATTGGTATATTGAGCATATGTAGATTTAAAAAATGTTTTAGACGGATTCCCATTTAGAATAATATTTTGTTGACCAATAGATACAAGATTCATAAGACCTCCAGGCATTTAATTGTTATAATACTAACATATTATTTTTTTAACTAATAATAATACAATTATAATAATTGTTTTGTATAAATTATTTATACAATAATATATAAAAGATGGCAACAAATACACCAACCTCAAATACATCAGTAGCCGAAATACAAAATACTATAACAGGCGGTTTAAATAATTTAAAACAGATGCAGGATTCTACACTTATTACATTAATAACAATGCTTACATTTACTGTAATTGTAATCTCCTTTTTATACTATTTCTATTACACAGGCACGGGTAATTTTGGAGGTATAGCAATAATAATAATATTATCAGTAATGTTTAGCGTTTTAGGTCAGGCAATGCTAGATACAGTAGGTGCTGTAATCGGCGGAGGTCTTGGATTAATAATAGGTATTGCAATATATGTAAATATGGCTAATAACATGGTCACAAGAGAATGTTCGCTAATGGATACTGTATATGGAGAGCTAAATACAAATATTATATCTATTAAACCATCTAGACAAGAATTCCAATATAGTTTAAGAGATTATTATATTAAATCGGCCTACAATTGCTGCAGTGGTGGAAATTATAAAAATGATTATGTGACTATGTGTACATTGACAAATTTATTAAAACAAGGTGTAAGAGGGCTAGATTTTGAGATTTATTCTATTGATGACCAGCCAGTAGTTGCAACAAGTACAGCAGACAATTATTG